AATATGGTTAAGTTTATGTTTGAACAACCTAACGAACAAGCATTCAATATGTTATATGATAGATTAAAAAATCAAGGTAGCTTATATTTTCTATCAACATCATTCTTAAGAGGTCTAACTTTTGATAACTCAATTATAATTGTTGATGAGTGTCAGAACCTAAACTTTCACGAATTAGATACCATTACAACAAGAGTGGGTCAAGATTCTAAAATAATATATTGTGGTGACTTTAGCCAAACAGATTTACTAAAACAAAATGAAAGAAATGGATTGCATGACTTCCTTAGAATATTAGAAGAGATGCAAGAGTTCAACTGCACTGAATTTAATATCGGTGATATAGTTCGTTCTGGATTTGTAAAGAACTATTTAATTCAGAAAACGAAACTAGGAATGGGAATGGAATAATGGATATAGAAAAACTAAGAAAACAATTAGAAATTGACGAAGGAGTCAAATATGAAATTTACAATGACCATCTTGGTCTTGCTACATTTGGGATTGGTCATTTGGTTATACCGTCTGATGAGGAACATGGAGAACCAGTTGGGACGGTCATATCCGAAGAAAGAGTCAAAGAATGCTTCGACAATGATGTGAAATCAGTATTAAGAGATTGCTCATTATTATATAAAGATTTTGATGAGTTACCAGAAGAAGTACAACAGATTGTTGCAAATATGATGTTCAATATGGGTTATGGTAGATTATCTAAATTCAAAGGAATGAAAAGAGGCGTTGATGCAAAAGATTGGAACAAGGCTGCAGATGAGATGATTGACAGTCGTTGGTACAAACAAGTAACAAATAGAGCTCAAAGATTAGTTGACAGAATGCGACAAGTCTGATACAATACATTACATTATGACATTTAAACATTTAGAAGTAAAACTTCCTAAAGTTATACAAAGAAACAAAGCATTACCTAGTGGTGGTCGTGGATACGAAACACCAGATGGAAAGTTGTATCCATCAGTTACTACAATATTATCCATAAGAAATAAAGAAGGTATATTCGAATGGAGAAAGAGAGTAGGTAATGATGTTGCAAACTATATTATGAGAACAGCTGCATCTAGAGGAACTGCTGTACATAAGATGTGTGAGGATTATCTAAACAATCAACATATCAAATGGCCTAGTGAGTTCGATAAACATAAGACAAACAACTTTCTTGCGTGGTCTATGTTCACACAAATGAGAGATATACTTGGTAATGTCGATAATATCAGGTGTCTTGAGAGTAGCCTATATAGTGATGAACTAAAACTTGCTGGACAAGTTGACTGTATCGCAGAGTATAAAGGTAAGTTATCTATTATAGATTTCAAAACATCTACCAAAGAAAAGAAAGATGAATGGATTGAAAACTATTATATACAGACTTGTGCTTATGCACAGATGTTTGAAGAGAGGACAGGGCAAGAAGTAAATCAACTTGTCATACTAATAGTTACACAAGATGGCACTGTACAAGAGTTTGTAAAAGACAAAAAAGAATATCTACCTTTACTTGACAGTGCATTAAAAGATTGGTATAGTAAGAACCAATAGGAGATATTATGAGTGATTTTTTAAAAGATATTATTAAGACAACTGGGAATGAATATGCAGCTCTAGTTGCAGACGGAGTAGAGGCTGGTGATGTTGATAGTTTTATTGACACAGGTTCATATGTGTTTAACGCATTGTTATCTGGTTCAATACATGGTGGATTACCAGCAAACAAAATAACTGCATTGGCTGGTGAGAGTGCAACTGGTAAGACATTCTTTCTAATGGGTATTGTCAAAAACTTCTTAGATGCAAATCCAAAGAGTGGTGTTGTATACTTTGAAAGTGAAAGTGCAATTACAAAACAGATGGTGATTGATAGAGGTATAGACCCAGAGAGAATGGTTATCGTTCCAGTCACAACGGTTCAAGAGTTTAGAACACAATCATTAAGAATATTAGACAGATATATGCAAGAAGATGTAAATGTTAGAAGACCTTTATTCTTATGTTTAGATTCGTTAGGTATGTTATCTACAACCAAAGAAGTAGAAGATACAGCAGATGGTAAAGAAACAAGAGATATGACTAGAGCTCAAGTATTGAAGGCTGCATTTAGAGTGTTGACTTTGAAACTTGGTAAAGCAAAAGTTCCTATGGTTGTAACAAATCATACTTACGATAGTATGGGTTCAATGTTTCCAACAAAAGAAATGGGTGGTGGTTCTGGATTGAAGTATGCAGCCTCATCTATTATATTCTTATCCAAGAAGAAAGAAAAAGATGGTACAGAAGTTGTTGGTAATATCGTGCATTGTAAGAACCATAAATCAAGATTGACTATAGAGAACAAGATGGTTGATGTAAGATTATCTTATGAAAAAGGTCTTGACAAATACTATGGATTATTGGATATTGCAGAGAAGTATAATATATTCAAGAAGGTATCAACACGATATGAATTACCAGACGGTTCTAAACAATATGGTAAATCTATTATGAGTGACCCAGAGAAATTCTTTACAGAAGATATTATGAAACAAATTGAAGAAGCTGTAGGTAAAGAATTTAAATATGGATAACTATATTCGTGTATACGAAAATGCATTTAGTGATGAACTCTGTGATAGATTAATTAATAAGTTTGAGTCCACACCAGAAGGTAATAGAGAAAGACACGATATGGGAGAGATGCATTTCTCTCAGGTTAACTTTAGAGCTTGTGGTTGGAAAGAAGAACAAGACGAACTTGTAAATATATTTTTATCACATACTAAAAAATACACAGCTGATGTAGGTGTTACTACAGAGTTTCCACAGAAATATGCGTTGGAAGATATTAGATTGAAAAAGTATTCACCAGATGGTTACGACCAGTTTGGGCCTCATGTTGATGTTGTAGATAAAAGTACAAGTACAAGGTTTCTAGTATTCTTTGTTTATTTAAATGACAATGTTAGTGGTGGTACACATTTTGATAGAATTAACTTGACAAGTCCTTGTAAAAAGGGTAGTATATTAATATTCCCACCATTGTGGACACATCTGCATTCTGGGTTAAAACCAATAGATAAACCAAAATATATAGTAGGGAGTTATTTACATTATGTTGCACACGATTAATAATTGTTGCTCTAAATCTTATCTAGACTCTTTGATGTTATTATCACAGAGAAGTGATAAGTGGAACTTTAGATATCCAGAGGGTAAACCATTTGAACAGAGGTTTGCAAAGATAAATCTAGTACCAGATAATCAAGACACATCTCTTTCTGGTATGGCTATGGGTTTATTGTTACAAATCTATGATGCTGGTGGATACAAATACTTCGAACCAGAGGTTAAGTTCTGTGGTATATCTGTCAAAGGTGTAGGTATAGATGACCCACACACAGACACTTGGGATAAAGATACAGTCAAAATTCTAGGATTGTTAAATAGTGATTGGAATAGTGAAACAATGGGTGGTGGATTTATGCACGACAATAAATTACACTTCCTAAAGCCTACAAGTTTCGTTATATTTGATTCGAATAAAGTACATTGTGCTCAAGATGTATTGACAGATAAGAAAAGATTCGCAATAGATTACGCAGTGAAAAAGATATGAGTATAAGAGATAAGTTTTCATATGTAACGACTAAAGAACAAGACCAGACTTTGATAGGTATTAGAGAAGGTAAGTTTGCTGGTGTGGTATATAAGTATGGTAAGGTGGGATTTGGAGATGAAAATCCAGATGGAACTAAACCACTTCAGTTTCAGTATGATATAGTAGATAATAACGGAATACAACGAGAACAATTTGGTGAAGATTTTTTCACCCTCATAGGAGATATCCTAGTAGAAGTAATAGAGGAACAAGCAAATAATGAACCAGTCGATAGAAAGAACAGCTCTAAGTAACTTAATCACGAATGAAGATTACGCAAGAAAAGTAATCCCATTTCTAAGAAGTAACTATTTTAAAGTAAGAGAAGAAAGAATTGTATTTGAAGAGATACAAAAGTTTGTCGACAAGTATAAGAAGATACCTACTAAAACTGCACTAGAAATAGAAGTAGATAATAGAAAAGATTTAAGTCAAGATGACCATAGTAAAATTGTAAAACTTATTACAAGTTTAAATTCTACAGATGTAGATTTAGAATGGCTACTTGAAACAACAGAAAAGTTTTGTAAAGACAAAGCTATATACAATGCGATTGTAGATGGTGTAGAGATTATCGAAGGTAAAGATAAGAAAAGAACACCAGATGCAATACCAGATATTCTTACAGAAGCACTTGGTGTTTCATTTGACAACAGTGTAGGACACGATTACCTAGCTGATGGTCAACAAAGATATGACTACTATCACAAAAAAGAGGAGAAGATACCGTTTGATTTAGAATTTTTCAACAAGATAACAAAAGGTGGGTTACCACCAAAGACACTAAACATTGCACTTGCTGGAACAGGTGTAGGTAAAAGTTTGTTTATGTGTCACGTTGCATCTAGTTGTCTTGCACAAGGAAAGAATGTATTATACATTACAATGGAGATGGCAGAAGAAAAGATTGCCGAAAGAATAGATGCAAATATGATGAATGTAGAAATTAAAAACTTGCCAGAATTATCTAAGATGATGTTTGACGATAAACTTACAGAGATTAGAAAAAAGACAAGTGGTAAACTAATAATTAAAGAATACCCAACTGCGTCTGCACATAGTGGACACTTTAGAGGGTTAATCAAAGAACTAGCTATTAAAAAGTCATTTAAACCAGACATTGTGTTTATTGACTATCTCAATATTTGTGCATCAAGTAGATTTAAAGGTGGTGCAAATATCAATTCATATACAATCATAAAGTCGATTGCAGAAGAACTTCGTGGACTTGCAGTGGAAACAAATGTTCCATTCATGTCTGCAACCCAAACAACCAGAACAGGTTTTGTATCTAGTGATATAGGACTGGAAGACACTTCTGAAAGTTTCGGTTTACCTGCTACAGCTGACCTTATGTTTGCACTTATATCCACAGAAGCATTAGAAGAAATAGGACAAATGCAAGTTAAACAGTTGAAAAACAGATATAACGACCCCAGCATGAACAAACGATTTGTTGTGGGAGTGGATAGAAGTAAGATGAGATTATATGATGTTGAATCACAAGCACAAATGGAGATAGTAGACAATGGCCAAAATAAACTTAATACAGAATTTGAGAAACCGTCTTTTGGGAAAAACACGAAAGACAAACAATATGAGAAATTTCAAGACTTCAAAGTCTAACTTTTATGTTAGCAAAGACGATAAAGACGTAGAAAGACCCTTTACGGTTGTAGAGTGTGCATCAAGAAGAGTTATAACTAGGTGTGAAACAAGAAACATTGCAGAAGGTATCGCAAAGTTTCAAAATAAGACACCGACATTCGGTAATGCTGGATTCCCTGACTTTTTAAAAGAATAAATAGTATAAAATACTTTGTACTAATGGGAGCTTGGAATGTCACTGAATAGGTATGTTCGTCAACTAAATCCAATCAATAATAATAAAATAAGAAATGTTCTTCAGTTTACAGAGGCATTTAATATACCTATTAAATCTGATGATGATATAAATTCGTTTGATACTAAGTTAGATAAATCACAATTAAAATCATTACTCAAGTATTTACAATCATTAAAAACAGATGATATACCCATAGCAGGTGGCCCTGCTGGTATAAAAGTTCGTAGTGCTCAAGATATTGACACTAAAATAAGAGATTGGGCAAAGGAGAACACACCAGACATAAAATTAAGTTTTGGACAGGGTTCTATTGGAAAAGGCGGTGGAGTAAAGATAAGTGAGTCCACACAAGAATTAATGGTTGCAGCCTTAGTGTTAAATAAAGTTATTTCTAAAAATATTGATGAAGTAGAAGCAGTAGAAATGATAGATGATGCAAAAAAAGTTTATAATAAAATAGAGGGTGCAACTGGAAGACCAGATTTAGTTGACCAGTTTACAGGCAACTTTAATGATTTAGCAACTGCAATATCTTCATCAAATTCAATATTAAAAGTTGTCAAAAACCCAGTAAAAGTATATTGGACTGGTAAAGGTTGGGGCCCAGACATTGCGAAGTTCAATCCACCAATAGGTGGTGTTAGAGATTACAATTCATCTGACATAGTGGTAAAAGACTCAAGTGGAAAGTTTTATGGGTTTTCACTAAAGAAAAAAGCAAAAGCAAAAGATGTTGACCCAACTTTGATTAACAAACCAATAACTGGTAATGTAGGATTACTAAAAGATATATTAGGTTCTAAAGATGTGGAAGCTATTGAAAAAAGTAAACAGTTGTTTTTTGATTATGTTGTATTCAAACATTATAAAAAGAATCCAAAAAAAATTGATGGTAAAGAAAAAAGTAAAATGATAGGTCAAATATCACAAAAACAAATGGGTGTTTATCTTAAAGACAGAAAAAATACTTTCTTTAGAAGGGTTGAACAAATACTAACAAAAAATGCTGAAGACTTTACAAAATCTTTTATTGAGTTATTGTTTAGAACAAAGATGAAAGGTATAGAGGAAAGTGGTGAGTTTGAGTTTTACCTTTTAACAGGTATAGGTAGGTTTGTTGGAGGTGAGATTGAAGTATCGGAAGCAGAAAATAAAAGTACACCACAAACAATAGCTGCACTAACTGATATATTTAATTCTAAACTAACAATGACAAAGACGCCTGGAAAACTTCAAGCATGGGAAAAGGGAGCAGGAGCTGCAAAAGTATTTTTCTCAATCTTTAGTGATGGTGCAAGAATAATAGATTTAGAAGTGAGATACAAAGGTAGTTACACTGCAAACCCACAGTTTCAAGCAGTTGCAACAGCAGACTTTAAAAGGATATTTAAGTAATGTTAAGATTTACAGAAGTTATAACCGAAAGTAAAGCAGGTAAGAATTTACACCTAGAACACATTGAAGACGAAATAATCAATTTTGGTGTTGATGGTGGTAGAGCTGCAATCAACTTTCTGCGTTCATTACGAGATATGTTAGCTGGTGGTGCAAGGTCTTCAGTCAGAATGACAGTCAAGTGGGACGGAGCTCCTGCTATCTTTACAGGTATTGACCCCTCAGATGGAAAGTTTTTTGTTGCAAAGAAATCAGTATTTAATATTAATCCAAAACTATACAAGACAAATGCAGAGATAGATGCAGACTTGTCTGGTGCATTAAACTCAAAGTTTAAGATTGCACTTGCAGAGTTCCCCAAACTAGGTATCAAGAATGTATTACAAGGTGACTTGATGTACACAGATGATATTGAAACAGATACTATAGATGGAGTAAAGTATTATACATTCCAACCTAATACAATTGTGTATGCAGTTCCAGTAGATTCTGATTTAGGTAAGACTATGAACAAATCAAAGATAGGTATTGTATTTCACACAACCTATGAGGGTAAAGAGTTACAAAGTATGAAAGCAAAGTTTGGTGCAGATACATCAAAATTAAAAAAGACAAGTTCAGTATGGTTAGATGATGCAACGTATAAAGATGTATCTGGTACTGCAACATTTAATGCAAAAGAAACAGAATCAGTAACAGCTGTCTTATCAAATGTGGGTAAGACATTTCAAAAGATAAACGCACCAATGCTAAGGAGTTTTCTTAAACTCCAAGATGGTATGACTGGTAACCTTGTCGGTGCGTCATTAAAAACATTCAATAATACTAAAGTTCGACAAGGACAAAAGGTTACCAATCCAAAGAAACACGCAATAGACTATGCATCTCATGTTCAAAAACACTTTGACAAAATGATTGATAAGGTAAAAACACCAGCTGCA